TTACACCAGACACAATTGAATATGTAACTGTACAAGCAGGTGCGGTACTTAAATTTGATGAAGTCTTTCAATGGGCTACAATGATTATAGAGTTCTACTTCGGAGCACAATTAGCAAAAGGAAAATAATATGGCATTAGAATCAACAACATATATAGATGGCTTAGTAACAACTAATCCCACAGGTACAGACCCAAGGAGTCAGGGAGATGACCATATAAGATTAGTGAAGTCTACTGTTAAAGCTACCTTTCCAAACTTAACAGGTGCTGTAACAGCAACACATACAGAATTAAATCTTATAGATGGCTATACTGGTACAACAGCAGAGCTAAACTATAATGATGTACCAACACTAGGAACAGTAGAGGCTTCTAAGACTGTCACTGCTGATGCTGTAGGTACAACAACAAACTTAAAGACTAAGAAGCAGACAGAGATTGTTAATGCTGTAGGAACAGTAAGTTCGGCAACAGCAATTGACTTTGCATTAGGCAATGTAGTTACTGCTGTACTTGCAAGTGGTGGTTCATTCACAATTAGTAATGCACCTACCTCTGGTGTCTATGGTAAGTTCAGATTAATATTAACAAATGGTGGTACGGTAGCAGACCCTTGGCATTCAAGTGTTAAGTTTGCTGGTGGTACTACTCCTACTTTAACTACAAGTGGAATTGACATTCTAACCTTTGAGACAATTGACGCTGGTACTAATTGGTACGCAGTTGTTAATGGCTTGGACATGAAGTAAGATGCCAGCACAAATAACACAGCTTAATCCTACAGGAATCAACAAGGATATTTCTTCCTATGAGCTACCAGAAAACAAATGGTCTGATGGGAATAACATACAGTTTGATAATGATAAGACTGCTAAAGTTAAAGGACACCTACAAGTATTTGGCACACCAACAGCAGCACCTTATTGGTTAATGCAATTTGACACCGCAACTACAAATTCTTGGATTTATCCGGGACTAGCTAAAGTATATAGAGTACATACATCTGGTGCAAGCACTACACACACAGACCTTACAAGAACATCTGGTGGTGACTACAGTGCAACCGCTGCTGGTGGTTGGAATGGTGGTGTATTAGGTGGTGTAGCTATAATTAATAATGGTGTTGATGAGCCACAGTTTATGGGTACTTCAGATAGTGCAAAGTTTGCTAATCTAACTAACTGGTTAAGCAGTACAACCTGTGCAGTTATGCGACCATTTAAAAGATTCTTAGTAGCACTGGACACAACCGAATCCAGTACACGTTATCCTTTCAGGGTGCGTTGGTCTCATCCAGCAGAGGGTGGTACAGTTCCTACAAGCTGGGATGCTTCAGATGCTACTAAAGATGCAGGTTATGTTGACTTGTCTCAGTCTAGTGGATTTGTAATTGATTGTCTACCACTTGGTGACATCAATGTAGTATATAAAGAAGATTCAATATGGTCTATGGCATTTGAGGGCGGACAGTCTATTTTTGGATTTAGGCAACTTTTTTCTGATGCAGGTATACTAGGTAGGCATTGCGTAAAAGACTTCGACAATAAGCATTTCGTGGTTTCTGAGGATGATGTATTCATACATGATGGTCAAACTAAGCAATCTATAGTAGATAGTCAGATAAGAGATGAATTATTTAACTCTATACATCCAGACTACAAGACAAGAACATTTGTAGCTGCTGATAGAGAGAAGAATGAGATGTGGATTTGTTTCACATCTAACACTAATGACACAGATGCCTTTGCTGATACAGCTTATGTATGGAATTGGAGAAACAACAGCTGGTCTAAGAGAGATTTACCTAATGTAAGTTTTATAGCTTGGGGAGTTGTAGATTCAGTTAGTACAACAGACTGGACGGAATCTGGTGACTGGGATACAGACAATGATTCTTGGGATTCACCTCTCAAACCTTCTTTAATAATGGCAGATTCCGGAGATACTAAACTATATGTATTAGGTACTAACCAACATAGTGGTACGAGCTATAGAGCTTGGGTGCAGAAAGATAGTATGCAACTAGGCTATCCGGGAACTAAGTCTGTTACTAAAATTGTACCTAGACTTTCAGGTACTGGTGCAGTAGACTTCTATATTGGAAATGAGATGAATCCAAATCAAGGTATTACTTGGAAAGGCCCATATAGCTTTACTCCGGGTACACATTCAGAAATACCAGTAAGAGCAACAGGAAATTACTTAGGTATAAGGGCTGAATCTACAGACGATAAGACTTGGGCACTAGAGAATTTAGAAATACACTGGACACCTCAGGGTAATAGAGGTAATGGTGTATGATTCGTTACACACCCTCACCTGTTCCAGATAACACAGAGGACATACCTGCATATTTAAGACAAGAATTTGAGAGAATGTCTGGTATTATAAATAACATTGCTGATGGGCATTTTGATGTAAGCAATGTAGCACCAGACAAGCCTAGAACCGGTGACATAAGGTACGCAGATGGCAGTAACTGGAATCCGGGAAGTACAGGGGAAGGAGTATATATTTACTTAAGCACAGGAGCGTGGAGTAAACTTTGATTGAAGGGATTAAGGGAGAGAGTGTAGAGGCTTGGTGGCCTCTCGTTGAAGAATACTTGAATGCTGCCCTTAAGTTTGGTTTAGGCGAGTATAGTATTACTGACATAAAAAGTGCCTGTAAATCGAAGAATATGCAGCTCTGGGTAAAAATAGGCACAGAAGTAGAAGGTGCTTTTGTTACAAAGATAAGCAAATATCCACAGAAAAACATATTATGTGTTCTACTGTTAGGTGGAAAAAACTTCAGCAGGTGGAGAGGCGAAGCAGATGTACTATTAGATGCTTTCGGAAAAGAAAATAAGTGTGAGTATGTAGAACTCTTTGGTCGTAAAGGTTGGGGAAAGGTACTCAAAGATTTAAACTATAAAGAACAAACAAGATTATTTGCAAAGGAGATAAATAATGTCTAAAGGTGACAATCAAAGTTCAGTAAACGCAGACCCTTGGGATGTTGCTGTACCTTATATGGAAGGTGGCTTTAAAGAAGCTGCTAATCTTTATAACAATAATACACCACAGTATTATACTGGACAAACACAGGCTGGATTTAGTCCAGACCAACTAACAGCACAGCAAGGCATTAGAGACTTTGCAACACAAGGTGCTCCTAGTATAATGAATCCTGCATTAAGTGCTTATCAACAAGGTGTTGACCCTAGTATGCTAGACGTAGCTAACAATCCATATGTGACAGGGATGGCACAAGCTGCATCAGACAGAGCAATGGCTAGTTTAACACCTCAACTTGCTGATATTAGAGGTGGTGCAATTATGTCTGGTGGTTATGGTGGTGGCAGACAGGGTATTGCAGAAGGTAATGCACTTGCTGGAGCTGCTGATGCTGCAACTCAAGCAGCAGCTCAGATATATGGTAATGCTTATGGACAAGGACTCGGACACCAAGCTAATACATTAGGAATGACAGGTGGATTAATGGGTGCAGGAATGCAACCTTATAATGCATTAGGTGCATCAGGTGGACAACAGCAACAAAGAGAACAAGCACTTATACAAGATGCTATGAAGCAACAGGAGTTTGAGCAGAACTTACCTTACCAACAATTACAACAGTACCAATCAGGTATTACAGGATTTAGTCCTCTTGTTGGTGGAGCTGGTCAGAAGATTAGTACAACTCCGGGTAGAACACCATTAGAAAACATGGGTTCTTTAGCTGCAATGTACGGTTTATTTTAAGGAGTAGTCATGGGACTAGAAAATTACTGGAAACAATCGATACATAATCTTGAGCCTGTATTAGATTTTATATCGCCTGTTACTGATGCAGCTACAAATTTTCTTACAAGTGGTTCAAGTTATGACCCAAATGAATCAGCAACATCTAACTTTACAACTTCTTTTACAACACCTAGTAATTTATTTGATGATACTTTTATGTCGGACAATATGGATTTAACATATGGTGGTGGTGAAGTTCCAGAGCTTGATGGTATAAGTAGTTTGCCCACTATAGTTATTAAGAAAGGGCCAACAATTTCTACATCATCCTCTGACAGACCTTATGTTTCTACTCCAAGGAGTGGAACTGCTGTTACTGAAAGACCTTGGAAAGATGACGAAATAAATGTTAATGCTGTGGGAACTCATAATTCTTACAATAGAGGCTATGATAATGTTGGCGATTTACTTCCGGGCTGGGAGTTAGGATTAGATGATGTGCCCTACAATCCAGCATTAGCTGATTCTTTAATTAATGATTCTCGTTCCAGTGGTGGTGGTGGTGGCTATAGTAATAGTAGTGGTGGTTCAGTACCATCAGCACCTGTACTAAGAACTCGTACATTCCCATTTACCTCACGCACACCATCAGGCACTGTATATGCACCAGATTTGTCTGCGTATAATGACTCTTCTTTATTTAATTACGCTGGGCCGGGTGGTTTATCTGAATATACCTATGGTCAAGGATTACCTACAGATGGTGCAGCATACAATGTATGGGGTTCACCAGCTGATATAGCCAACCCTTATTTCTCTGGACAGTTTGCTACTCCAACAACTCCAGAACCTCAAGGGCCTGCGGATGCTGCAATAAATATGCCAGCAGTTGAATTACCGGAAGGTGTACAACCAGTTAGTGCTGATGTTAGTATGCCGGGATTCACTGGTAGTGGTAATCAAATAATAGGTGGAAGTTTACCTAGTGGTATTACACCTAGACCTCCTAGTTCTGCTGGAGATTTAACATACCAACAGACAATTGATGAGATGGGTATATTTGGCCCTAACAATCCTCCTCCTAGCACACTATTCCCTAGTCCGGGAGACAGCCCTACATTAACTGAAAGAATGCTACAAGATGCTCCTCTTACTGGGTGGCCTATGGATGCTCAATTACAAGAAGCAGATGCAGCAGCAACACAAAGAAGAGCTTTAGCAGATTTGTTAAAATTTAGAGCACAAGATAGAAGCATGGCAGTAAATCAAGAATTAGCAGACTTAGCTATGGGTGATAGGCTTGGTTTCCCTGCTACTCCTGTTGCCGGTGCTCCTGCAATGGATGATACTGCTGATATAGAAAGAGGTATGCTTACTTCACAACGTGGTACAACTATGGATGATACTGCTGATGTAGAAGCGGGTATTTCACTTATGCCAACAGACATGCAAGGATACTTAGATGATTTTGAGGCTAGAGGTATAACAGATAGAACACAGCAAATAATGGATTATGCCACTCAAAATAATAATATGATTGATGGTGTTACTATATTTGATGAAGGAGACCCTAGACAAATATTTCAAGATGCTATACTAAATCCCAAACCTAAAAGAGAATATAAACCGGTGTATGGTGGTATAGATGGAATACCAGTAGAACTTGGCCCAGAAAGAAGTATTTGGAAAGATGCTGAAATAGACATACCAACTCCACCATTTAGACCTGAGGGCAAAGAAGGTGAGGATTATTATCAAGATGTGACAGGTAATTATTTTGCTTGGCATGATGACTTAGGTACAGAGCCACTTACTGGAGCTACTGAAAAACAACCTCTTTACCAAATACCTAACCGTACATACGGAACTGAACAAGCTACTGAACCATCTGACTATGCAACATTTGAAGGTATTAAACCTAGAGAATTAACAGAAGCCGAGCTTGCTCCAGATACAGGAGAATTAACAAGTGGTGATATGGGGGCATTAAATGATGCAATGACAGCAATTGATGCTAAATATGCAGGCAGTAAAACAGATGCTAGTGCAGAAGCTGAGTTAAAAGAAATACTTAATGCTACTTTATCTGCGTTTGGTGGTAATGCTGGTAGAGAAAATGCTGCTTTAGCAAGAGAACAGCAAGACATGAGACAAGCTAACGCTACTTCTTACATACCTGAATATGCTAGAGAGCAAGAAGGCACTGATATGGGAGAAAGTTTATTTCAAAATGTAGCTGAAGACATACCTTTAAGTGTGTTTAATCCTATTGATAGGGTTGTTATGCAAGCACAAGCACAAGCTGCTCAAGTAGCAAAAGCAGCAGCAGAAGCAAAAGCAGCAGCAGAAGCACAAGCAGCAGTACAAGCTCAAGCAGCAGCACAAGCACAAGCTGCTCAAGTAGCAAAAGCAGCAGCAGAAGCAAAAGCAGCAGCAGAAGCAAAAGCAGCAAAAGCAGCAGAAGCAGCAGAAGCACGAAGAAATCCTCCGCTAAGTGTGTTTAATCCTATTGATAGGGTTGTTATGCAAGCAGAAGCTCAAGCTGCTCAAGTAGCAAAAGCAGCAGCAGCAAAAGCAGCAGCAGAAGCAGAAGCACGAAGAAATCCTCCTAAGGTAACACCTGCAAATGTAGTAAGTATATTTAGTCCACCTGCTGGGCCACATAGCATGGCACAAATTAAACCAATGGTAGCTAAGACACAAAATAATATGACTGTTCCAAAGATAAACTGGGGTGGTTCAGGGTATGGAAATAATCCGGGCCCTTGGAGATGGTAATGAATAAAGGAGAAAGATAATGGGTGTATGTAGTTATGGTAGCGGTACTTTGCCAACACAAAATAAAAAATTCTGTACTGATAATGGAGGTACTTGGTCTGAGGGCAAACCTGAAGAACAAGGATTTCAGGGAAACATCCTAATTGGAAAAGACTTTGGTAATGCAGTTATGAATAGTATGAACATGGAAGGTGCTGATGGTAAAGAAAAGTTTGGAGAGTATGTTAATAGAAGAGTCGAAGATGACCCTGCTGGTTTAGCAATGGATGCTCTATTATATGGAGTAGGTGGTGGTTATGGTGTTTTAGGTAAACTTGGACTTAGGGGTATAATGAAAGCTGCTTTTACTAAAAAGAAGAACCTTCCAGATGTATGGAAATTAAAAAAGAAACCTCCTAAAGATTTCCAAGGTGCATTACCAAAGAGTGCTTATGATATTAAATCTGGTTTAACAAAAACAGTGCTTAGACCATATGCTACTGGAGGAGCAGCTTTGGGATTAGGTATAGCAGACCAAGCTGGAATTACAACACCTTGGAATGAACCTTTCTCAGCAAGGGGTAAGGAAAATAGATTAGCAATGCAACAAAAGGCTTTATTAGATGCTAAAGCAGGTATTGACTTAAAAGATAAAGAAGCAGAACAAAAGAAAATAGACGAACAGGCTAAAGTTGATGCAAAAAATAAAATAGACAACATGAGTTTCTTTGATAAGTTTAAGCTAGGAATGAAAGACCCTTCTACTGCTGCTTTATTTGGTGCTGGACTACAAGACATAGGTAGTAATATACCGGGTCAAAATACATTAGGCGAATTGCAAGGAGACTATGCAGCTGCAGCAGCCAGTGGTGGCCCAGATGCTGCAGACTTTAATGCTCAGAAGGTAGATAAAGAAACTCTTATGAATTTATTTAGAAGCAAGAAACCTTTTTTAATAGGAGATAGTGAGGAAGAAAGGGATAAGAAAGCCTCTGCAAAAGTAGCAAAATATTATGCTGTAAGGGCTCAGATGTTTACTAAGGGATACCCAACAGACCATGATTCAATTATGGCAATGTTAGAAAAACTATACGGATAAGCAATGGCTATACAAACGAGAGAAGAAGAGGAAAATCCTTTCGGAGATTTTAATTTCTCTGATAATTCTTTTAAGGATATGGAGGAAGAAAATCCTTTTGCCGATTTCGAGTTTGGTGCAGGAGAGTTTTCAGGTAGAGACTTTGATGCAGGGAGTTTCTCAGGTAAGGGTTCTAACTCCTTAGGATATTCCTTTGACAGAGCAATGAAAGCTGGTGGTCGTGGACTATCAGATTTATTGCCACGCATGGGACTTAATGTACCTCAGGGTATACAGGACTATTCTGCTAAGTTACAGGAAGCTGGTGAAACTGGAATGGAAGACTATGCTCCAGAATATGCAGGTGAAATTACACAGCAAAGTTTAAAGGATGTTCCCGGATTCTTAGGAGAGAAACTAGCAGAGAACGCTACTGCTATGGGAATAACTATGTTTGGTCTTACATTAGGTCAATCCTTAATGAAAGGGCCGGGTGTTTCTAAGGTCATAGGAGCTGGTATCACCGGTGCTACTTTTGGGTTTAACTATTTAATGTTACTAGATGAGGCAGTAGAAACCCATGCTGCAGCTGCAGGTAAAACTGTAGATGAATTAACTGAAAGTGAAATTGGTAATGCTAGTTTCACAGCCATACAAAATGCCGGACTTGACTTTATCCTTCCGGGAATATGGGCTAGGTCTATGAATAAAGCAGGATTACCTGCAAAGAAATCTTTAAAGGAACTAGCTAAAAATCTTAAAGCAACCGATAAAGAAAAGATTGGTTCAATGCTTTATAAGGGAGCAAGGCAAACTCTTAAATCCTCTCTAATAGAAGGTGGCATCGAGTCTGCACAGCAGGCTAACATGATGCGTACCTCTGTATTAGGTACAGCAGGAATAAATCCAGAATCTATGTTAACAGACTTTGCTGTCGGTGCAGCAGGTGGTGGCCTGTATGGTACTCCGGCATCTATAAGTGAGGCTACTTCTGTTAATAGAAGTCGTAAAGCAGACAAGTTCTTACTGGATTTTGATGACTACCAAAAGAAAGTAGCAGCATCGGATAAGTATCTTGAGGATGTTGCTGCCTATGAAAAGGAATATGATAGCTTAGTAAAGCAATTTGATTCAATAACAAAGGCTGGTAAGAAGGGAAGGGAGTATGGGCCTCTGGTTGGTAATAAAGATTTTACTATTGATACTATTAATAAACTTGGTAGTCTTTCGGGTACAAATAAGCCATTCAACTTAAATACGGTTAAGGGTAAGATTGCCCCGCCTATAAAGGATATAGATGCTAATGTAGCAGATATTATTCCAGAACTATGGAATGCTCAAGAAGATGCTAAAGGAGTATTAGGTAATATTAAAGATGCTATAGCTGACTTAACATTGAGACGCTCCTCTGATATGTTAAAGGATATTCCTAAGGATGTTCAGACTGGTAAGCAGATGGCAGCCTTTTTAGATGTACAAGCTGGTATTGTAGACACAGAATCAAGTAGCGGTAAAACTCAGGGTGTCTCTAAATCTTTTGACACATTACGTCATAAGTACATTGGTGATTATGTAAATAAGTTTGAAAAAATTAAAAATAAATGGACTAGACACGTTCCTCTTTCCGGTGAAATGTTTGGAAATGTTAGGCCTGCTGTTAATAGATATATAGCTGCTAAGTTAGAAGAGAAGAATGAAAGACCTTTGTACAATCTAGCGGAAGCAGAGGCTGAAGTTATAAGTCTATTAGGAAATTCTAAGAAGCTAGAACTTGATAAAGATATTCAACAGATTGCTAAAATACAGGATAATATTTGGACTAAGTTATCTAACGTGTTAGGTAAAGATGGTCTTAGTATAGGTCATCAGAAGGGATACTTAACTAGAGGCATTGATTATAAAGCAGCCAAAAGAAATCCCGAAGGATTTAAACTTAGCTTAAAAAATGATGTTGGTTTATCTACTGAACAAGCAGAGCAGGTACTAAATAATGTATTAAATGATGTAGACCCGAATGTTTATACATCAGAACAAATTAGAGCAGGCCTAGACCAAACAGAGGGAGTAGGCCCATCCCCTTTTGAACAAACAAGGACAGGTTCATGGGATAATTTATCAACAGAGTTCAGAAATCAGGATACATTAAATTCAATAGAACGCTATTTGTTTAGTGGTGTTACTAGAATAGCATCAGCAGAGGCATTTGGAGGAGACAAGGCTAATAAATATAATTCTGCTATTAAGACTTTAAAAGATAGTGGTATACTTAATGATTCACAAACAGAAAAACTTTGGGGTATATATGATGCATACCATAATGTATATAAGAAACCTAGGAATGAAAAACAAAGAGCCTTAGTTCAAGGTATGAAGGGTTTGTCTACAGTGACTGCCATTAGTTACTTGGGACTAGCTACTATAAGTTCTTGGACTGAGCCTATGTGGATTGGTCAAAGAGTTGGTTGGTACAATATGTTAAAAGCTGCACCAATTATATCGGGATATGCTCTAAAAGGATTGGCTAATTCTATCTATGGAGGAAGTGAGGGTAAGAGTCCTACAACTGCTTTTGGAAAAGATTTACTCAGGGTGATGGGAATGGCTCTCAACCCAGCAATGTCAGAGAGAATTGATAAGTTGATGGCAGGTGATAGGAACATTACTTTAAATTATTTCTTCCGTAGTCCGGGTGCTATGTGGCTAACCCAGTATACAAACTTCGTTAGAGTTTGGACTGCTGCTGCTGGTCTACACATGATACAGAATCAACTCAATAAAGTTAATTCCATGAACAAAACAAACAGGGCTCTGTTAGAGTCGGAATTAAAAGAGAATGGAATGAGTATGGAGGATTTCAAAAAGATAGGTTCTTTAGCTAACGGAGATATAAGGAACAGTATCCTCGATGATAACTTCTTAGACAGTACCTTTACTAATTCTAAAGGGAATGAAATCTCTGTAAGAGATGTTATGATTCCTTGGATGCGTAAGATAACTACTGATGTAGCACTAGAGCCTACTGGTGCAAATCGCCCACTATGGATGTCTGACCCTAATATGTTATTACTAGCACAGCTTAAATCCTTTCCAATATTATTTGGTAATACAATAGCTAGAAGATTAAATGCTAAGATGAATCCTCAGATTTGCTCTCCTGATTTGGTAGGTAGGTTAGGTACTATCTCTGCTATTAGTGCTGCTATTGGAATGGCTGCATTAGCAATGGCAGTTAAGGATGCTATCAAAGGGGTAGAAGAAGACAGAGGTATTATGGAAACAATTAGTGCTGTCGGTGTTCCACTAATTGGTGAAATATCCGATTCAAAAGTAGGTGGATATGTCGTTGGGCCGGGCCCAGCACTTGTAGATAACTGGATAAGAACAGCAACCGGAGGCAATCCTTTTGGTGATACAGCAGAAGAAATATTCAAATTATTTTTAAATACCACTACTGGTAGGATAGGTAGTGAAGCATTTATGGGAGACAGATAGTGAGGAAATGTATTACTTTAGAAGACCAACCGGGATTCCAAAATATACATGCTCCTGTACTACAACAGGCTATTGACAGGGGACTTTCCGGACATAGTGGAACAGGTAAGGTTGATTGGGGATATGACCCATCAGAAGTAGATAAGAATCCTCCTAGGATTCCAGATGAAAGCAATAAACCCAGAAGGAAAAGAAAAGATTTTGCTAGAGGTAAGGATGAATCGTGGAGAGCTAATCGTGTGCGTAGACAACTTTTTGAAGCAGAAGAGATTGGAAATCCTAAAGGAATATTTGCACAAAGTATAATTAATGGAATAAGTGACAAGGGATTAGATTTTATAGGAAGATTCCTAGATGCTAATCCCCTAAATACAATAACATGGCATGGAAATAAGAAATTACCTTCTCATTTTTCAGTTTCAGGTGTGGGTGGTAAATTTACATTTAACATAACTATGAAGAGAGGTAGGTCTAAGTTAGTTTCTACTACTGCTAGACACGAGTTCGGTCATTTTGTAGATTATGTACTTGGTCTTATGTCATATAAAGGGGATACTAGAAGCCAAGCCTTATTTTTTTCTGACCTCTTTCCTGCTTTTGGAGAGGCATTTCAGAAAGAAATTACTAGGCTAGGACTAGAGCCAAAGAAGACAGTAAAAGGCACAGGAAAAGAATTTCTTGATAGGATTGTAGAGGAGTTAGTTGCACCAGCTAGTAAGGTAACGAGACAAGGATTAGTAAAAGGAGACCTAAATGATATTCTTGATGATGCCTCAGGTATACTAGATATAGCAGATGCTATGACTGGTGGTGCTTGGGTATCTAGAGGATTTGGTGGTGGTCATGGTATTAAATACTATAAATTGAATATTCCAAAGAAATTTGGAAATTCTAGGCTTCACGAAACATTCGCTAATTTATTTGAGTCTTGGTCTTCTAAGGATAAAAGGTCTTGGAAGAGAATGAAGAGATACTTTCCTGAGTTAACAAAAGTGTTTGATGAGATGATGAGTGTTTACGGAGACCCTACTACTATCTTTAACTCAGTTAATCCTACTGCTTCTACTACTAATGCTTCGGAAAGTAAGGAGTTTGAAAATCCAACTGAGAATAAGTATGATGTTTTAAATAATGAAAGAATAAAGGATGAGTCTACTCAAGAGTTAATTTCGATGCTCTTACACGACCATTTTCTTTCTGAAAAAGATAGAAAGAGAATAAGAAAAGAGCTTAACAGAAGGAAAAGAATAGGGTAAAATAGAGATATGAAATATAAAGAGATAGAAAAAATACTAAGTAATACTCCACTAGCTGTGGCAATCAGGCTACACGAAGATACTTTTGGTTATCCACCTGAGTTTGGAGGTAAGACTCGGATAGGAGACCCAATTTTAGCAGAAGAGGTACATAAATCTATAGCTAAAGGTGAGCCTTTTATAGTTGATGCTCCTCAATTTATTGAGCATGAGGATGGCTCGTTTACTTTAACTGCTTACTGATTCAAGCAACTTAGCTATATTAACTAAGTACATCTTAGATGCTTTGTTATCTCCACCCATGATTTGAAATGGTTTCATTTCTTCCATTGTCTTTCTTAACTTGTCTGTATTAAACACTAGACTACAGCACAGTTCTCCATCCTTAACTAAATTATGTACCCACAACTCAGCCTCTGTGCTAGTTAATCCTGAGGGTTTTCCATAGCTTTCCGTCTCAATACAGATATTACCTGTACTCGCCCACTTATCCCTCTCTGTTTTAACTTCACACTTCTTAGCACCTGAGAACATCTCATCTATGTGCTTCTCCCACTGCTGACCAAACTCTAGGTCAACATCAAATTTACGCATACCTTTTATGTCCTTACTCTTATTCAATCCCAAGTTCTTCTCCCTTTATTTCTACTATAACATAGTTGTCTGTGTCTAAACCACCAATCTCTGTAGTAACCTTAGTTACAATCTCATAGTGGTCATCCTCAATAACCTCTCCCTCTACCAATGCATCCATAAGAAACTTGTGCATAGTAAATGTATAGTTATCTAAATCTCTTTTGTGTTTTGTTTTGAAGTATAGCTTATAGTGTGGCTGTATGGTCTTATATTTAGGTAGTGTCTTTACCCATTCCATAACAGTATCGTGATAGGCTCGTTTAACATTGTTCTTTTGTGCATAATGCATAGGAAAGAAGTTGTTTAAACTAACTAAGTGTTCCCTTTTTTCTTCTCCTCTGCCCCTTGTAAATATAGGCAGTGGGAGTATCCCTTTGTTCTTCATTACTTTCTCCAGTCTGATTTCCAAAGTCTCGGATTAGGTTCTTTCTTCTTATCCTTGAGTTCTAGTTGTAACTTGGAAGTCCTATCCATACGGACAAGACCCCAAGTTTTTTTAACCTTAGTCTTTGAGTTCATCGACAATATCTTTATCGAGTAACCTCCAAATGATTAATGCTGCGATAATACCTGCTAACCCAGCATTTCCTAAAGTCCAAACTATATCAAGTATAGAACCAATTACATTTCCTGTAAGGAATGCTACCTTTGAACCAAAGATAACTTGTAATATAATTGACAAGCTGATTAGTTTGATACCTAAATCTATCGCACCATCAGCACCCGATTTCATTTTCTCTAACATAACTTACTCCTATATTAGTCTAACATTTTATTTTTAGTTAAGGAACAAAGGTAGTAGTTATACTTTCCAGCCTACACATAATGATGAGTCAACTGGTGCATAACATTGTAAGTGTTGCATTTTTTCCTCAATCATAGTACATCCTGTAATCATAATAACTAAGACTTGTAATACTATTACTAATATTATTCCATTAATCATTCTACATCCCTCTCTTCTTCAACTAAGTCAACGAGTTCACATACACTGCCAGTACAAGCTAATTGCTTAGTTCCTACTGTTGTATCTGTCAACTCGTACTTGCTAATTAAATCCCAGTCAACTGACTTAGGCATCTTCTTAGCGAGTTCATTGTATTGTTTCTTTGTACAGTCTTCATAAGGTGCTTGTTGATATGAATGGTCTGAGTGAGGCAAGAAACTTACACCACTTATTTCATCAAAATGTTTATACACCCATGCTCCTACTTCCATCCATTCATTATCTCTTACACTGATAGTTACGCTAGGTTTATGTTCACAGTAATACCTTTGGTATGTGAGCCATAGTTCTAGCTGTTGTATTGCAGTCCTTTCGTTCCTAAGTACAGCACCTTTGGGTGCTTTCATAGGGAATGTAAAGACCTTAACACTATTGGGTTTCATAACATCAGGCTCACAAGGAATACCTTGGTCTTCCATAAGTTGTGCTATTGGGTCTTTAGCATCTGCTCTAACTCTTCTAAAATAGTAGTCATTGTGTCTAGTATGTATGCCACTTGCACTATCAACTAACTGACTGACTGTACCACTAGGTTTAATTGCTGTTGTTGATGTAGCCGGATTAATCCCTAGAAGTTCTGACCAATGAGCATTAGTCTTGACTGACTCTTTCTTTAAGTCCTGTAAAAAGTCAGGCAAACTTCTTTTACCGTAGTATCCTCTGTCCTTGCTACTACTATTCATAAAACTGTTGTCCATTATACCAGTTAATGACACTCCAAGCAAGGCTTCTTCTTCTGTATTTTTAACCCATTTCGGTCTAAGTCTTTTTATGTTCGTAAGACTTGCCTGAAATGTGCCCAGTATGGTGGCTAATCTTACCTTACGGAGCATATCTTTCTGTGTGTCTGTTGCTCGTATCACTACCTCTGTTAAGTTGCAAAATTGACCATCTCTTAGGATGATTTCACTACAAGGGTTACAACCAAATTCATGCTCAGTATCCCTTCTTCCTGACTTAGCAACTTGTTTTATAGCAGATTCTCTGTTAAATATACCTCTTTCACCCGACTTAGATTCATATAAAGATAGCCATTCTTTCATAAATATTCCCATGTCAGGCTTTTCTGTATAGCATACACTATTATTACTTAGTGCCATTTCAGGTGTGTCTATCCACCATTGACCTGTCTTAGCACCACGCATTCTCTCATCAGTTAGGTTACTAAGTGAGATGAGTGCTGACCTACGAACACCACCAACTACAACTACCTCTGCTATCTTACACATCATTCTATGACACTCGTAGCTTGTTAGTTGTCTGCCTACTGCATCTTTAAATAAGTTATTAGAGAAATTAAATAGGTCTAGTAGTGGTTCAGGGCCACTTGCTCTGCCACCAAAGGTAGCCAGTCTTGAACCCTTAGGTCTTATCTTGGAAAAATCCCATCTAGGCATCTCTCCATTGTATAAATAGTTTATTAGTTTTCTAAATGCAGACTGCCAACCTTCCTTACTATCCTGTACCACAATAGTATCCTCTACATCTACTAACTCTTCGGGTACTTCGGGTAACTTAGCTATGTGCTGTCTCTCAACACTAAAGCCTACACCAGTACCATGCATTAATACATATAAGCATTCATCAAATGCCTTGGGATGGTCAACACTTAGATAGGCACAGTTGTACCCTGCTATGTTATTATCCTTTAATGCCTTGCCCGAAGTCATCAATGCTCTCATGCTTGGCATTATGTCTAGATTTAGCACAGCTTCTTCTAATATTTTTCTAGTCTTAGGTATCAGCTCTTGGTTAGTATTCTCTTTCAAATGCTCTTCCATGAAGTCAAAGTACCTAGCTACTGTTTCCTCCCAAGTTTCTCTTCTGTTCTTCTCAGGTAGCCACCTTGCATATCTGCTTAGTGCTATAAAGTTTTGATAGTCATTTGGTAGTGTGTTCAATATGTTCTCCTCTCTTTTTTTGTTCTTTCTTTTTGTTAATAATTGTTTTTGTATGCCAAAGTCTGTCATGTCGTAGGGCATACTTGAGTTTGTTTATGATAGGATGTGGTTTAGTCTTCATCTTCTATTGGTGCAATTTCAATGTCAACCATCTTATCACCATTGTCATCATAATAATCTTTGTACTTCAATCTTCCATTTCTATGTAGTAATACTGCTGTTGTTATGCCCTTATCATAGGCTCTCTTGTGGGTAAAGTAGATAGCAACAGCACCTAATAACATAAAAGCTAGACTTATTTCTATGTATTCCATTCGGTTTCCTCGAAGTCCTCTAAAAATCTATCTTTCTTTTCAATCAGTTTACTTTCAAATGCATCCAGTAACTCCTCAGGCTCTATCTCTAACTCATCACAGATTAAACAGGTGTCATAAGTTGCAGAGATAAAAGCCTTTAGTTCGGGTAGTAGTTTCAAAAACTTGCTCCTTGTTTGTCAACGAAATAATTGGTTATCTTACCTGATGGAATAGGTCTAGCATCTAGGCTACCATAACAATCCTCTTTGAATCCACAGAATGCACAAGTCATGCACAGTTTCTCCTCTCCTGATTTAGTCATAGTAGTAGCGTTAGCTACTCTCATAGGTGGTGTATCAGACTCCATTTTATCTTTCAAGTCAACAATAAAAGTATCAACATCTTGTTCAAGTTCCTGTCTGCACAGCTTGAGAGTTGATTTGTTTTTATTTAAAGCTAGGAAATATCCATGCTTTCTATCATCGTTCTTACCATAGGCTGATAGCTGTTTGATATATCCAAAGCCATCATCCTTTATACCTACCTCAGTAAATTTGTTATCCCAAGACCAAGCACTAGCTGTCTTAATGTCTACTAACTCACCATCTATAGTACAGTCTTGTGAGCCATTGACACCCTCAACAGTATGTTTCTTTTGTTGGTCTTCTACCTTATGTCCTGATAGTTTAATCAGAGCCACAAGCATGGCTTCTAACACATGACCTTGTAGAAAGGTAAGGTACACACTTCCTTCAATCTCCTCCGGTGTGTACCCTTTCACAGCATACCACTGTGCCCTTTCACAACGACCAATGCTAGACATTCGTAGGTCTTTCTTTTGTTCGTAAGGTTCAAAGGCATTCTTAATTGCCTGTTCAACCTCTCTACCACAGTGCATAGCAATAGTGTCTAAGTCTCCGGAATAATCCTTTGACTTCATTACCTCATACACATCAGGTATTACTGTTTGTATTGTCTTTTCCACTTTCCTTCTCCTCTCTTATTGTAATTTCTATTAGCCGATTCAAATACCATTGTGCTTTCTTTAAATCTTCTAATCCATTCTTCATCTTATATCTAGTTACATATTTTATCACATTCCCTTCTAGAAAACTCATGTTTTTTGAAGTAATATAGTCAATGCACTCTATCCCTTGTGTGTAGTGTTCGGGATTAATGTTATCGGACTTCCTGTCCTCATTCCAGTGTACTTTAAATTCATTATCCTTCATGCTTAACTAGTTCCCTTATATCCTTTAATTTGCTTATAGGTAAATTATGGCAGTCTGTTGAAACTTTCCAATTATTGTCAGGGTCTATACTCCCCTTCTTTAAAAACTTTGAGTCTGCTAAATACTTTTCTTTTTCTAAGTAGCCTAATATCCACCCTTCTGACAAATCATTTTTTATTCGGGTAAAGACATAAAAGTCACACTTTTGTTTAGTATTCAGGTCGGCTACAGAACATTCATAGTAATCTCTAGGTGCTGATGTTACCCTCTTACTTTTAACATCTATTTTTTTGTTATTAAATACTAAATCATAGTCATAAGTATTGTTCAAGGAAATTCCTAGTTCCTCTGCCACAATAATCTCACCTAAAAACCCAATTACATTTCCTTTTCCTTTTGTTATTGAATTATTTAAAATGCCCATATCACTTGACATTTCATTAGCCAAGTTAACATTTTCTTTTGTAATTTTAATGTGTGTCATTCCAACTCCTCCCTATCTTAAATGTACCTGTCATTGGACAGTTTAGTTTATAATGCTCTGTAGTTACTGTCATAGCATCAACAATTAAATAACCTATTGCCTCTGCATCCTCAGGACTACATTCAATCTGTATCTCATCATGTATTATACCAAGTTGTTTATACTTAAACCCTTCATATTCTGCCATATTATGAAATATCTCCCATGCCCTCTTGCTTATTATTGCACCCGCACTCTGTAATAAAAAGTTGAGTGATGCGTGTGGACTTCTAACTCTAATCTTCCTGCCATCTAATCCTTTTAGGTATCCTTTTTCAGATGCCTTGGACACTCTCTCCCTTAACTTCTTTAGTGCAGGAGTGTTGTTTAAGAAGTTCTCTTTAAGTATCTTACCTTCTTTAGCTGTGCCACCTGTAATACTACCTATCTTCTCATCCCCTGCACCATATAAGAAAGCATATATAAATGTCTTTGCTTTATCTCTAGTGTCTAATCCTGCTGACTTCTGATTGGCAGTATGTATATCACCAGTTAATAGTTCTCTCGTATACTTATCGTCTTTCATATAGTGGGCGAGGCATCTTAATTCTAATCCTGATAGGTCTGCACCAACTAATACTTTGTCCTTAGGTACAGTAAACAATGACCTCATCTCTGAGCCATACTCCTTGCCACTTGCTGTTACTTGTTGTAAGTTTGGATTACTGCTACTCATTCTGTGAGTTACAGTTCCCATAGTGTGTACTCTGCTATGTATTCTTTGGGTGTCCTTGTCCAATGCATCGAGCCATGAGTTGACCTGTCCTTGTCTTTTCTGTAGCATAAGGTAACGAGAAATTAACTTTGCCTCAGGTATGTCTACATCTTTAAGGGTTGACTCATCTACCTTTGGCTTACCAGTATCAGTAAACACTTCGGGTTTCCAACCGTAGTGCATAAGGTGTCTGCCTACTTGTTGTCTACTGCCTAAGTTAAGTTCAGGGTAGTGCCAGTAACCATAATCACCCTCATCATTAGTATGACATTGTAATTCTACCTCTGCTTGGTATCCTTTAGTCCTAGTAAAGTCTTTCTTAAATCTATTCTTTACTGGTGTCTTACTCTTCCATACAGGTAGTGGTTTAAACTTCTTATGCACTTCCTCTTCTGCCTTTCGTAAGTCCTCATTAATCTTTTGTAGTATTTCTATTGCACTTTTCTCATCAAACAACCAACCATTTCTTTCTTGTACTGTGCAATGTCTTTTAATCTCGTACTCTAATTGCAGGGCATCTTTACTAAGTTGTTTCTGTATCATAATTTTAAACACTTTAGTTGTTATCTCTGTATCCCTGAGGCAGTAATTCACCATCTCTGTGCTTAGTTTTGACCAATCCTCATGCTCTCCTTTAGGGTAGCCTAAGTATTCTCCCCACTTGGCTAATGAATGACCACCCTCTCTTCTTGGATTGTCAAGCTGACTCATGATTAAAGTATCTTCCACTTCAACATTACTAAAGTCTATGTTGTACAGCTTTTGTAACACAGGTATGTCAAATGCTATGCCGTTATGAAACACTAAGCTAGAAACTTCTTCTGAGTCTAGCCAATCTTGGAATGAGCCATTCTCATTTATATCCCAACCCTCATTTGGATACCACACCTTAGTGCTTTCGCTGTAAGTATTTTGTACAGCAATACACCACACCTTAGTTGGGTTTAAACCATCAGTTTCTATGTCGCAACTAAAAATCGGAGGGGTCATTCCAATCTCCAACATCAGGGTTAACACCTTTCTCTAGTCTAGATGTTTCAGGATTGAAGTATGTCCAACCTGCCTCACCTGTCTGACCAGTTCTTCTTAGTTTAGGTACTCGTATTCTTGTTGAGTTCTTAGTGTATTCATCTTCTGCTAGTTTATCTCTTGAGAATAGAATGTTAGTATGACAAGCCTGTGGTATTGCACCACTACCTTTAACATCATACTCACTAATCTTGTGAGGATGTGAGCCATCATCAGGCTTTCTTGTGTGTGTACTTAAAATCACAGCACACTTCGTTTCTTTACACAATTTAATAAATCTATCCATAACCTCTTCAATGTTCTCATTACTTAAATTCTTTATTGCTGTATGTAATGGGTCTACTAAGATTATACCACAACCTAATCCTTTTACAAAGTATCTTATCTTAGAAAACATTTCTTCAAGGTCAATGCTACCACCACCATCATTATGTAGTTGCACCCTTGTTCCAAATCCTATCTCTAATGCAGACTCCATGATGACATCTACATTTAAGTCTTTAGGTTTAACAAGCTGTAAGTTCTGTGCTGTGTGTACACTAACTACCTTTCTTATTGTTTCATCTATATTGTCCTCAACCATGAAACAACCTATCTTCTCTTTGGTTTCTGTGGCAAAGTGATAGATGAGTTCGTTAAGTATAGTAGTCTTACCGATACTGGTGTGTGCTACTATAGAAACAAGTTCACCTTTGGCTATGCCACCTCTCATCATGTGGTTTAAGTCTCCAAAAGATTCGGGCAAAGCTATTAGTTCTGTGTTCTTATAGTCTAATAGTGCCTCTCTCATTTCATCAATACTTGCTACACCACTAACAGTATACTCTTTAGAGTAGTTCCACCACTCATCATAGAATGCCTTACCATCACCATTAGCTAAGTAATCACTAGCATCTTTGTGTTTGGCTAATGTCAGTATCTTACATTTATTTGGGCCAAGTATGGGTGCTACCTTTTCTACTGCCTCTCTTCCTGCCTCATCATTATCAAAACATAGTACCACAGTTTCAAATGAGTCAAGCCATTGAAGGTTAGCTTTAATATTAGCAGTAGCATGGACACCATTGTTAATTGATACAGATGCCCAACGACTACCAAACATTTCATAGACAGCCATAGCATCTAGTTCTCCTTCGCATACAGTAATGTATTTACCACCACCTTGAAACAAGTTCTGTCCAAAGAGCATATTCTTATTGGTAGTATCTCCCTTACCGAAGAAGGATTTGTTAGCCACAATCCTAGTTTTCATACCAACCATTGTATTCTTTTGATTGAAGTATGGGTAGTGGTGTTTGATTACATTACCCTTAGAGTCCTTCTCACATTTGACATGGTATCTCTCTAAGGTTTCGGCTCTTAGTTTTCTATCAGGAAGTGAGTAGTAATCTCCTCTATACTCATGCTTCCAAGAGTCATCCTCTTTCTCTGTAATCTGAGTTGGTGTTTTAGTATGTGTTACAAAGCCATGCTCACCACAAGCAAAGCAATGAGTCTGCCCATCAGAGTATACCGCTAAGTTATCTTTGTTGTTATCCTTACCTTTCTTTGCACAGGTAGGGCATTGTTCTTTCCTTAATACAGTGCTTCCCATCTTTTCTCCTCTCTTAAAATTAAACAAGGCAACCGAAGTTGCCCTGTATTATAACCTACTTTATTAAAAAAGTAAAATTAAAATTCAGAAGGGTCGTAATCCTCTACTCCTTCTGCCTTCTCATCCACCCTTACTCTTTCTAAGTAAGTATATCCATCATAAGGCTCTTTGCCTTTCTTTACAAGAACAGTAACCTTATCACCAAACATAGATAAGTGAGTAGCATCTACCTCCTCCCTGTCTGCATTGTAAATCTTAGGCTGTCCGAAGTCTACCTTACGCTTAGAAGTAATTTGAGTTTTACCCTCATACTCCTTAGTCTTTAGACCATTCTTCTCCGCTTCCTTTATACCTGACTTATCTAAGGATACAGTAAGTGTGTACTTACTTTGTCCTTTGTATACATCAGGCTGTGTTATCTTGTTAAACACAACTTCACCAGTTAATGATATATAATCACTCATTTGTACATCTCCTTTATAGTTAACATTTAATTTTACATCTAGCAGTATTCTAAGTAATACTACTAAAAGTGCAGTAGAAAAAATGGAAGTAAAAACTACTACACTCTTAGTAATACTAAGTAAGTATCATTGACTAAAGTTATTTATTTATATAAACAAAAAGAGGTTCAATGTTTTTCTTTCTTAGAATGGTAGTATTGTACCATATCTGAAATAGTCTGTCAATGCTAATCCGCAAATTAATTTCAGTAGGCTAATACTCATTATAAATTACAGGGGTATACAAAATAACGGACAAAAAAAGAGGGCATTTCTGCCCTAGTTTTTCTTAAGTTCCTCATGTTTTTCAACTAAGATACTTAGCTTGTGCATCATACCATACAAAGAGTCCTCGTCAGCGTCAGCTAAAGCCTCTTTTAAGACCTGTTCTCTATGTTCCCTAGCATATTGCATGGTTTCCATGTATTCGTCTGCATATTCCATGCTATCGACTTCGCCATTCTCATTGACACGACCTGTATCTTGACACCAAATAATATAATTTCCTATTTTACTCATTTCTTCCCCTTTCCGTTTAGTCTTTCGTATAATAAATCAAACTCAACATCTTCTCGGCTAGAATTACCACCAAGAGCATCATCAAGTACCTTTTGAGTATCTTCCTCGATTAACCTCAACTGCTCTATTTTATCATCAATTTCTTTCTTTAGCAGTTTCTTTGCTTTGTTTTTACGAGTTAACTCTACTTCTAAATCCCTTAACCAACCTTCACTCATTATGTATACTCCTTATCTATAAAATCACCACGACTTAAACCTTTGTCGCTATACTCATCATCTCCCTCAACAGGAATGTCAGGGAAAATTTCCTTTACCTTTTCTTCAACTTCCTTTGTAAGTTCGGGAGTTGGCATATCAATTATAATTTCATTCATT